ATAATGCTAGGGAAGCCGCTGAATACATCAGCGGTATTCCTTATACCCCAAAATACGACAAAGATATTGAGGTTCGTACTCCAGGCCGAGGCATGAATGGCGAATCGAGCAATTAATGCCACGTGGAAAAAGAAAACCTACTTATTACGGTACTAGAGCTTTACGGCAGGTAATCGTAGATAGAACTTCTAAAGAAGCTAGACCTTGGAACCATAAAGGTGTAGTAGACGCCTCTATTACTCATGGGGTTTCTTTTGGAAGTTACAAAGAAGTAGCTAGATTTGAAAATATGCTTGAAGGTCGTGGAGATCTGGAAGCAAAAGACAGACATACCTGCGGATCATGCGATAAACTCGTTGGGTTCGCAAAAAACCCGTCAGACAAATTCTTATGCACTTGTGGAGAAAACAATGGCTAAAACAGCAGCTTGGCAACGTAAAGAAGGTCAGAACCCAGAAGGAGGCCTAAATGCTAAAGGTCGTGCTTCTGCTAAAGCACAAGGACATAATTTAAAACCACCGGTATCAGCTAAGCAAGCAAAAAAGTCTAAAAAAGCAGCGGCACGCCGCAAATCTTTCTGTGCTCGTATGGGTGGTATGCCTGGTCCTATGAAAGATGCTAAAGGACGACCAACTCGTAAGGCATTGGCCTTACGTAAATGGGATTGCTAATGTGCGAGCACGTCTATAAAGATATGGGTGCAGATATTTGCCCAAAGTGCGGAAAAGACACTCATCGCACAAACTGGGAATACCAGCATCAACTTCACAGAGATTGGATTGCAAGCGGTAAAGCGGAATTACAAGGATGGTGGTCAATATGAGTTCTGGCAAGTACAAAACTAAGCATCCATTTAATAAAACTCAAATTAAAGATGGCTGGGTTGTGCGCTTACGTAAAAACGGCACTATAGCCGCTAAGCTTGAAAAATACCCTAGAGAGAAAAAACATGGCCACTAAGAAAAAAGTCGTAGCTAAGGGTAAAGAGTACGAAGGCTCTAAACAAAACGGTGGTCGCAAGATTATCGTAGAGCACTACAAAGATTCAAAAGGTCATTGGCGTACTACTTCCCACAATGCTGCTCGCTACAAGTACCAAAAGAAACACGGCAAACTTTCTAGAGATACTGACGTAGATCACAAGAATGATAACCACGATGATGATCGTGATGGAAATTTAAGGCCGTTAAGACACGGCAAGAATACTGCTAAAGAGAATAAACGTAGAGCAAGAAAAAAGGCCCGGTAACCCGGGCCCTTTTCTATTGTTGCGGGAATTTATCCAGCCATTGTTCAATTTTAGGTTCTGAAGAACTGCCATCATAGGCGTTGGGACCATATCCCCAAGAACCCCAGTTAGTGCCTTTAGCCGTCATATAGAAGGCTGCTTTAGCGTTTTCTACTGGATCGAATAGCTCAGTATTCTTTTTTATGCCGAATTTTTTTCTGCGGTCTTCTCCCAAAGAACCAAGCATATTAATCTGGAATATCCCATAAGAATCGTCTCCCGTAGAGATATTGTCATTGTGCGCCTTTGGTCGTCCATTAGACTCTTTTTTAGCTACGGCCCAAGCTATCTTAAGAGCTTTTCCCTCAAACCCAACTAAAGACAATACCTCAACAAGCTCTTTGTCTGAGAGCTCTTTAGCGTTTCTGTATTTATCTAGTGGATCTACAGTAGTAGCTACTGTCACTGTAGCCCCATCTGTTTGGTTTGCTAATGCTGCAGGTATACCTGCTAGCAGCAATGCTGCTATCCAAGGTGCTATATAGCGGTGTTTTTCATGTTTCTGCACTCGTTCTCCTAGGCTAGAGAGCCAGTCCTAACTTCGTATACCTGTCACCTATACTAAGCAACTTGGCCTCTTTCTGCCAAGTTCGGTCTGCAACCCTTTTGTTACGGAGGTGCTGATGGCCAGATTTCTCTGGCCATAGGGACTACCATACCAGTAAATACACACGTACTGTCAACTGCAACCCGATATAATATTATTTATCGAATCGTTATAGAAAATGGACTATGATTAATGAGAATTGAACGTATTGCTACAAAACAGGGACATCCGGTTCCTGAAGCAGCTTCTTATGCTAAAGGACCTTTTCCTCAGGAACTATTTCAAAGACCTGAAGTTGTAGTAGATTATGAGCCCTATGATGGTGGAAGCGAAACAGCTGTAGGCGGAACCGTTCAAAATAATTTTACTCCGTTAAAATATTTTAAATGCAGAGATTGTCAGGAAGTAATGACCGAACGGGAGACTCATGAGCACATCTGCCAGGTTGATAATGGCGAAACCGCGTAGTATCAAATCTGTATACTGGCACCCGCTTATCTATCCTATAAAGCCGCCAGTATTGTGGGAACCTGCAGAAACACAGGAGATTGAAGAGCCGTATCGCTTTGGAAAGGGATATGCGGTAAGATTACCGCTTACTAGAGTTGCTTTAGTGGTTGGAAAGTGGCGATCACGTTTTAGTGAAAGTCAAGCACTAACTAATGCCATACGTGGCAGAATGATGATGGAAGACGAGGTGGATTGGGATTATGTTCGGTTTGGGGGGCAAAAAGATCAAACAGGAACGTCAGAAGACTAGAGTAGAGAAAAGAGTCGACTCTTTACCTACATCTGAACTTCTACAATGGGCAGAACAAGCTCTATACCCAATTGGAAGAAACTTATCATCTTGGCAAAAATCTAATGAAGAAGTTTATTTAGAAGAAGCCAGAATGAACGCTGAAGTGGTGTACACAATAGTAGAAACAATAGCAAAGAGACAAAATGCAAAATTTTGAAGATGATGAGCGTTTTGAGGAGCTTGAAGAAGAGTTTGAAGACGAAGAAGATGGCGGCGATCTTCCTGAAGAAGAGGAAGAACTAGATGAGTTGTCTAGGGAGTTTGTAAACGCCCTAATAGAAAAAATAATCCAATTTATGGAAATGTTGGTGGGACATACTTTACACCCATACCAAATGCCACTAGCTCGCAGGGTAATCGAATCTGTAATCATAAACGATGGTGAAGAAGTTACTGCCTTAGCAGCTCGTCAGTCAGGTAAATCAGAAACAATTGCAAATACGGTTGCAACCTTGATGGTTATTCTTCCTAGACTTGCAAAGATGTACCCAGATCTACTTGGTAAGTTTGGTGATGGAATCTGGGTAGGTATGTTTGCTCCCATTCAATCCCAGGTTGAAACCCTTTATGGCCGCACTGTTTCTAGATTGACTAGTCCACGTGCACTAGAAGTTTTGGGGGACCCAGAAATTGATGACATACCTACAAAGACTCCAGGTATTGTTAAAAACATAAAGTTAAAGAATTCTGGCTCCACCCTAATGATGATGACAGCAAACCCTCGTGCAAAGATTGAATCTAAATCTTTTCATCTAATTATTATTGATGAGTGCCAAGACGCAGATGACTTTGTAGTATCTAAGTCTATTGCACCTATGGGTGCATACTACAACGCTACTTTAGTTAAGACTGGAACACCAACAACTAGTAAAAATAACTTTTATAAAGCTATTCAGCTAAACAAACGTCGTCAAACTAGCCGATCTGCTAAGCAAAACCATTTTCAATGGGATTGGAAAGACGTAGCAAAGTTCAACGCCAACTATGAAAAGTTCATTAAGAAAGAGATACTAAGAATCGGGGAGGACTCAGATGAGTTCCAGCTATCGTACAATTGCAAATGGCTTTTGGAAAGGGGCATGTTTGTTACCTCGTCTATTATGGACAACCTTGGTGACACGTCCCAAGAATTGGTTAAAAGCTGGCATCGTTCACCGGTGGTGGTCGGAATCGACCCCGCAAGAAAGATGGACTCTACAGTTGTTACTGTTGTCTGGGTCGATTGGGATAGGCCTGATGAATTTGGTTATTATGATCATCGTGTTCTTAATTGGTTAGAGCTACAGGGTGACGACTGGGAAGAACAGTATTTTCAGATAGTAAACTTTTTAGAAAATTACGATGTATTGGCTATTGGCGTAGATGCCAACGGTGTTGGAGATGCAGTTGCACAGCGTATGAAGATCTTGATGCCTAGGGCTGAGGTTATATCTATTTCTTCTAGCGCTACCGAGCAGTCTAGGCGCTGGAAGCACCTACAGGCTTTAATTCAACGTCAAATGGTTTCTTGGCCGTCCCATGCAAAAACACGACGG